GACCCTGAGACCCATGACAGGCGGCACACTGCACCCACTTGTCACGAATGATCTCAAAACGATCATCTGCCATTGCAGTAGTTGATGTAAGGGCAACCGCAGTCGCCACCATAAAGTTTCTCATCGTCTCATCCTCGCATGTTCAACTGCCTCTTCCTGAGATAGAATCGGCACTGCATTTGATTTGTGTAAAGTTGAAATACCCTTCACTAACGTTCCGGTGTATTCTTTTCGTTCAGGTTTTGAACAGGACTCCGGTGTTGCGAAGTCTGGCCTACTGGGGTACTGCTGTCCTTCCGTGCATCGTACATCTGAGTACGACGGTTGCTTTCTTGTCTCAAGCGGACGGAATTCCGGTGCCTTGAATTTACCAAATGTCTCTCCTTTTACTTTGGGGGTTTTGCGTTTACGACCTGAATAGTCGTGGCTGGTTGAATAGAATCGCATAATCATCCTCAGCATACAATTTACAGTATGTCTCTGTCACTTCTTGATCCGCACAGATCAAGGTACCGTATAGGGGTATACACTTGTTCTTCATGTACGTGTAAGTGCCAAACTCAATACAGATACGGTCATCTTCTTCAATTGTTGAACACCCAGTATACAACAGGCCGAAGAAGATTGCAATGGTAATTTTTCTCATCCTTCGTTCTCCAAGTCCCAGACACAAATGTTAGAATTGGTCTTCTTCCGTTGACCCTTTAAGCGCCGCTGTTGACCCACTCCCAAGTGCCGTCGTAATCGCGTCGAAATAGGACACTCCGACTTCTCTTTGGTGTTTTGTACTTGTATATCCGTCTGCTTCCGCATCGAACTCTGCCTCTTGTAACTGCGAGTACGCCAGCATGCCATTCTCTTTGTAATCTTTGGCAAACTGGAATACCGCATGATTTGTTGAATGAAATCCCCCAAGAGTAATAAACTGGAACACGAAACCCATTTGACCTAATTTCTGTTGGAACTCTTTTAGTTCTTGATCGCCAGGAATTGACTTTCTCCAGTTGAATGATGGCGAACAATTGTAGGCCAACATTGCGCCCGGTACTGCACCCCTTACCGCGTCTGCGAATCGCTTCGCTTCTTTCAGACATGGTTTGGATGTTTCACACCAGACTAGATCAGCATACTCTGCGTATGCCTGTCCCCGAACACAACCGTATTCGAGACCCATGCCTTCTTTGAGCATGTAGAACCCCTCTTGCGTTCGACATTGAATCGAACCTTGAGATCCTTGTCCAACACGTTTAATGAAGGGTTTATCGATGTCACTTATATCAGAAGAAAGTAACTTAGCACTTTCTGCATCAGTACGAGCAATGACCACGGTATCAGTACCAGCAACGTCACTAGCAAGACGGGCAGCATTAAGATTACGGATAGCTGTAGATACAGGTATAAGAACCTTTCCTCCCAAGTGACCACACTTCTTTTCACTTGCGAGTTGGTCTTCGAAGTGAACTGCGGCGGCACCTGCGTCGATAAGGTTTCTTGCGAGTTCGTATGCATTTAGTGCTCCTCCGAATCCTGCTTCTGCGTCTGCGATGATGGGCGCGTACCTAAACCCCCTTCCAGACTCCAAATAGGAGATTTGGTCTTGGCGTTTAAATGCATTATTGATAGAGCGCACAACGTCAGGAACAGAATTGACAGCGTAAAGTGACTGGTCTGGATAGACCTCGTTTGTTGAGTTTGCCGCGGCTGCAACCTGCCATCCTGAACAGTAGATTGCTTTGAGTCCGGCCTTGACGTGTTGAACTGCTTGTTGACCATTGTAAGCTCCAAAGGTGTTAACATAATCATAGTCGCGCAACATCGCACGAAAGTTCTGTGCTTGATGCAATGCGAATTGGTTTACATAATGTCTCGATCCGCGTAGTTTCTCAACTACTTGTGGATCATAATCTCGTTTCTTTTTCATAACATAACTCCGGTAATAAAGGTTAGTAAACTAAAGACTACCCCCAGAGCAAACACCTCGACCCAATATTGGTCGACTACTCTCTTTAGTCCCATGATAATTCGATGCGGGTTTTCCCGTCTTCGTTGAAACTATCTATACTGACGCCACACTCTTCAATGATGGGCATGATAGCCTTGAAGTTCTCGACGCCTTTCTTACTCCCGTCAAAACAGAAGTACGATGAGTTCTGATCTTCGGGTGTGTGACAAACAAAACCAGAGACCGACGTGTCATACTCAGAAGGATCAAAGCCCTTTTCGATCTCACCCATACCGAAACACTCAGGACAATCAATGAACTCATCGAGATCATCATCATGTTCTTCAGCGAGTTGATCAGTATCATAGTCGGGGTTCTCAACGATACCCTCACCGTGACACTCAGGACACTCTTCGCCTTCGAGATAGACCTCGCAGTCTTGTGAGTGATTGAACAACACCTTAGACAAGTCTACATCTACTTTCTTTTCTTCATCAAGGTAGTCGGGTAGACCACCCCATGCACAACTCTGACAGCAGGGTTCATTCCAACCAACGTACCAACCTTCTTCGGTTAGTCGTTCTTGCATCTTTCTAAAACCATTCATACTATTCAGCCTCAAATCGCATTTGGTGGATACATCGACCACCACTCAAAAGATCAACAGCGGGATTGTTCGCACTGTCATAGAAAAACAACTGCTTGCACTGCGGGAACTGTTCGTCCGCAGCTTGGACGATACGCCACTCCATTTCTTCGGGCGGGTAACCCTCTTCCTCGTGATAAGAATAACCAGAACTATCAGCAGACAAAGTAATCAGTTTCAATGGTAACACCTCTCAGTCAAAATACTCTCTAGAGTATACGCTTCCTCTTCGCAGAAGTCAAGCCCCTGCGCCAGCTGGCGTGCGTGAACTAACTCGTGTGCGATGGCAATCGCAGTGTCACGTTCAGTGAGGTCAGGGTTGATCTCAATCAAACACCCGTCCTCATCACCCGAACAGTATCCCTGAGCATCAATGTCATCATAGACGATGTCGATGTCAAACTCAGGATCAAAGTCAAGAACCTCAAAGACTGCAAGAGCGAACTCTTGCAACTTCGGAGAAAGATCATTCATGAATAAGTACATTATGCCTCCAGAACGTAGGGCTTGTCGAACTGACCAACGTTGATGTCAACGTAGTGGCTTCGGTGGAAGTAGTCAGTCATGCTGTCATCGTGACAGAAGAAGTTAGGGCCTTCCATCGCATCTTTGAGTTCACTCAGAAACGCAACAACCTCAGCGTTGTCGTAGTTCTCTTCGATCCAGTAGGGGTTGACCTGAACATAGTCACGTTCGTACTCACTCGCACCCAATGCTCCAAGGATGTCCAAAGGTCCACTCTTGATGTTACAAACAAGACTCATGTGGTGTCGAACCGCAATAGAACCCTTCATGCCATACTTCTTGAGTACCGCTTTGATCGCGGGGGCCAACTCTTTCTTCATTTCTTGAGATACATACGCCATAACAATTTCCTTATCAAGTCATCAAATTACAAAGTAATTATCTCATAAAAAAGGGGTTCTGTAAACCCCTTTGCTCATTTTTTTGATGAATAGTCGACATTCATATTATGAATAGTACTTGTTCAACGTTTCGAGTTTCTCATCAGCCTCCGCGAGTTTGGCGACTTGTTCGTCGATAGCCTCAACGATGTCGGAGTGTTCCCCGATACCGGCCGGATTAGTCAGATAGACATCGATGTTTGCCTGTGCACGGGCGATTGCACCTTCGTACTCACGTTTTAGTGCTTCAACTAACAGATGATTCATTTGGATATCCCTCATACCAATTTGTTACGGTGTTCACGCGGAACGATCTCCACGCACTCTTATCTAGTGACCACACAGCATAGTGGTCACTCGCAGCTTGTTGTTCGATTTCTTCTGGTATATTGTTTTCAGAAAGTTCTCGATTCAAGGTGCATGGCATTACACGTTTCTCACCAGTACCAATCTTGGTGAACTCCACTGTTACCACACCACTACGAGCTGCATTAAAAAAACCGTCCATATTCACTTTCACTCCTTTCGTTTAAAATACTGACGTACATAATATTTTCGAAACACTGCAACCACAAAAAAGATCGCAGTCATTGCGACAGAGATTTGCCCTGCCGACCACTCCCACACCAACATGGGTGTAAGAAGTAGATAGTTTAACACAAGGTTGATAGGCGTTGCAAGCCCTGTATCAAAGATTGACTCTTTTAGTGCTTCTTTATCCTTCATCTTTGTGTAGACGATCGTGTTCGTAAAGAGCAAGAAACCCGTAGTGAATAATCTTCAGCAAGTCCTTACGTTGATCGGGGGGAGTTCCTTTCTTGCCATACCGTGCATTGTACTTATCGACGTTACCTAGAAAGAAACCCATTCCATGACCACGGTCGACGATGACCTCAGATGACTGTAGGCCACCTTGACCATAGTGTCCGGAATAAGTTGATGTGATGTAATCAAAGAACTCTTTGATCAGTTTGTCTTCGTTGAATTTGTAATTGACTTTATCCATAATCTAACCTTTATACCAAGTTGCAAATGTGTATCTCGTTCCTGCTGTCATCTCAGTCACTCGATGAAAGTAGTGTATCCCGTCATAGAAGAAGATTCTTCCCTTCTTTGCCTTGACTTGAGTACCGTCTTCAAGTTGCGTGTACCCACCCTCAAAGTCATCGTTGAGATATAACACAGAAGTGTAGACCGTATGTCTACTAGCGACATCGTTGTGAAGACCCATCTTTGCACCGATCGGCCATTCGTAGATCTGTGCCCAGTGTACCTTCGCATAGGCAAGTTTCATCGCAAGATCGTTTTGTTTCTCCCAAACCTTTTTAACGACCGGATGATCCAATGGAACATCTTCCCCGACATCAATGAACCGATATGTGTTCTTGGTCTTTGCGTTTCGGATATTATCATTAAAAAGAAGAATGAGTTCTGAGCATTCATCATCACTCAGGAACTCATCCTGTACATATAGATTTTTTCTCACTAATTTACCTTTCGGGTTTCTCCATCGACGGTGACATGGAATTCCATATCCTCATTGATCTCAAGGCTCTCTGCTCGGAAACAATGGAGAAGGGTTTGGATAATGTTTTCATAACCTTCCTGTTTACCGAAATAGACTCCAACTTTGTAAGATGTGAACATCAAGCCAGTTGCGATAATTGTGTGTAATGTTGCGTCCATGATACGCTCCTATGAGAAGTTGATTCTTTTGAGTTTTTCTCCGGATGAGGTTCGGTCAAATACCGGAGTGTCATCTTCTTCAACTAATGTTTGTTGACTTTCGTCTACGTCAAACAATCTCATCTTGGATCGATCGATACCCACCACAAATCGTTTGTTGGCGTTTGGATCGTTGTATCGATTCTTCAACTGTTTCACCATGATCTGACCAAGGTTCTCTAGTTCCTCATTCGACACCAAAGCAAACATCAAGTCTGCGGTTGCTGGTAGTCCAAAGGATTCAGAAGTATCTTCGAGGCCGGGATCTGAGTTTGCAAATCCTGATCGAGTCGTCTGTGTTGCAGACACAATCGGAACGTCAAACTCAACTGCAAGACCACGCAGTTCTTCAGCGATTGCCTTAATATATGTGTATGAGTTTATTGAACCTCCGATATTTTTCATTCGAGAAGATGCACATATATTTAGGTAATCTATAAAGATAAGATCAGGACTAAACTTCTTTTTCATTCGTAACTCTTCGAGCAATGCACGGAAGTGATTGACATGGGCCGATCCAGTAGGATACTCCTTGACAATCAGTCGACCTTCTGTTTTGTCTCCAATCTCTCGCACCCGATCTTTGAACATGTTTTTAGAGAGGTTTGGGATTTGGTCGAGCGGGCAGTTGAGAAGATTTGCGTCAATCCGTTCAGCGATACGTTCTTCTGACATTTCCATTGTAATGTAGAGTACGTTTTTACCCTGTGACAATGCGCTTCCGGCAACGTGACACATGAAGAGAGACTTACCGACACCAGTACCAGCAAGAGCAATGTTGAGGGTCTTGTTCGGTAGGCCGCCCTTCGTGATCTGGTTGAAGTAATCCAGATCGAACGGGATGCGATCTTCTGTGCGATGGTAGAACTCGTATCGTTCATCAGCGTTCTCCACATAGTCGTGACCCACATTGGTATCAAAAGAAACTGACAGTGCCTTTTGTAGAATGTCGGGTAGACTGTTCTTGGTTAAGTCCTTGTGTTTGCCATCAATGATCTGGATAGACTCCATGATGGCCAGATAGACTGCACGATCTTGACACCACTTCTCAGTGACATCATACAACCACTGTTGGTCTTGATCTTTCTTTTCAAAAAGACTTGGTAGGATCTCCAAAGTCTCGTTATAGTTAGACTCATTGATATCATCCGATTCTTCAATCTGAAGACGGAGTGCATCCTGAGTAGGTAGTTTGTTGTATCTGTTTGCGTAGTTCGCAATCTCAGAGAAAATGAATTTGTAGACGCCTTCAAAGTATTGCTTTTTGAGAAACGGGCCGACCTTACGCATGTAAGAGTCGTTAGTTACAAATTCATTCAGTATCAGTTGTTCTTTCATTCTGCACCAGTTGTCTATCAGCAATTGCGTTTTCGAGAACGGATTCAAGGATATCCCCCACAAAGATCTGTAGGTCTTCTCGGTCTTCCGTTAACGTTTCATCAGGTGTAGATATTATCATAAAGTTGAAGTTTAAACAACCCTCAGTTTCGTTTAATGCGATATTACCAAACCGGAACACAGACTCGACGAAAGGGCCACGTAGGACGCGAACGTCCCACGCTTGTTCATTCTCAACATCCTCAGAGGGTGTCAACTCATAATCAATGTCTTCACTGACTTTCTGGAAACTCACATCTCTTCCTCAAGATCGAGATCCGCACTGACACCACCCGTGATCGAGTACATGCCTTGAACAAACTCAAGGAACTCAGGGTTCGTTAATAGACCAGACCAAAACTCTTCGGTGAGAGTATCTTTCTGTCTTACTTTTGATCCAACAGACTCTCCAGTAGCTGTGTCAACCAGTTGATACCACCCATTAGAAGGCTTAGTGACAAACCCACCAGCAAGAGCAACATCCAACAAACCGCTGTAACGCTCAATACCACCATCCCAAGATACTGAGATAGGAATCTTAGACTTCTCTTTAACCATCCGAGATTTTTCAACGTTGATAATGAAATCATATCCAGTCACCTCCGTGCCAGTTTTGTTCTGGCGGCGACCAAGAATCCAAATGTTGTCCGCAGAGTAGTAGATACCCGTACCACCACCGACAATATCTTTCGGAAACAAACCGATTTCCTTGTAGGTGTGGTTGATCGCCAGTAACGGAATGTTCTTCATTGTCAGATACGGCGTTGACATTCGGAACAGACCCTTCAGTGCTTTTGCACGAGACATGTCTGCGACAGATTTTTCGTTGATTGCATCTTCGAGTTCTTTCTTGGATGCAAGGTTACCGATAGAGTCGATCACAATAATGACCTTGTCTTCAGGTGAGATCTCTTCAAGCTGGTTGATGAGATCAAACTTCAGTTCCTCGACATTGGTGATCGGAGTGTGGAGTACACGACTCGTATCGATGCCAAAGTTTGTGAAGTATGATTGAGGTGATCCAAACTCAGAATCATAGAACAACATGATTGCTTCGGGATCAGAATCTAAAAAAGCGGAGGCCATCTTCAAAGCAAAAGATGTCTTGAAGTGTTTCGATGGCCCCGCAAGAACTGTTAAACCTGAAGATAGGCCGCCATCAATACGTCCCGAAAGAGCCACATTCATCATGGGTACATCGATGCGTGTGATCTCCTTCTCTTGAAAGAACTCAGACTGTTCGAGTACCGCAGTACCAACAACCTTCGAGTTCTTTTTTAGTTTCGCCATTAGCGACATATCATTTCTCCAAACATGCGTCAATGAGAGTGAGAGATTCGGTTGCACCCGCAAAGATTCGACCATCAAATAGGTCTGCCTCACTCACATGTGAAGGTACAACACTGTTACCGATGAGGCTCGATACAACCATTGGATTTGCATTCTTCAGATCCATGACTGCATTGAACAATTCATCATAGAACTTTTGCTTGACCAACCGAATTCCAGACGTGGCCAGTTTCGCATAGATCACTTCGGGAATAGTTCCTGAACGAATATCTGTCGTATTGAACCATGACATGTTACGCAAGACATTGAGGTGTTGATCCAAGACTTCGGGATCTCCCCCGACCAAAGTGACACACGAATTTAGAATGGTGCGTTCATCGGATGAATCAGACAGATCAGGCATATAGACAATCTTCTTGTTGAAGATTTCTGGTGTCAAGGCCATGAGCATACGTTCATATGTTTCGACTGTGATGGTTGAACGGATACAGACACCCGCACCCACTCCACGGATCAACTTCTGGATAGAGGCAATGAAATCACCATCGTCCATTGTGTCATTCTTCTTGACACCAATGGGTTCACACCACAACACAATGTTCGGTTTTGACTCGATACAGTCGTCAATACGATCTGCTGGATAAATGAAAGAATCAACACCACGAGGTACGACAAACGCAGACCATGTGGCTCGTGCGAGTGCATTGTCACCAATCACTGCAACCTGCAGATTCTTGGGTGAATCATCTTCCACCAATTGTACATCTTCTCCGATATTTTCTTCGGACATAATAACTCCTAATTGTTACGATAAGCAAATTCTACTGCTCGATCCGCTTCTACTTCAAGTGGACGACCAGTATACCAATTTCCCGTCTCCATGTCAAGCTGTCGACACATCTCAGCAATCTCGCGAGCGGTGATTGGATATCCTTTTTGAATCGCAGACCCAGCGGTTGCGACCATGATTTTGTACATCATATGATACCATCCGGTATCCGTTATACATTTATACTCTACTGCCAGACGACGTGGGAAGAATGGACAATCCCGATAACTAGACCAACTGTATGTGGTATTTTCCATCTGACCTTTGCGATGTTCGATGACGGCCTTCTGTAGGTGGTCTGGTAGTCTGTCCAGAAAGTTCTTACCCTCTTTCTCTTTATAGGGATGCTTTACAACCAGATAATCAACATCGATAGGATTACCTGTATTACGGAAAATAAAATTATGAGCACCATCGTATTTTGCAGGGACATAGTACATTCGGCTAAGGTCTTTAGTTTGCTTGTCTCCGATGTCACCGACTTCGGTATTGAGTGCCCACCAGAACTTGGCGATTTGATCTTTATGTACAGTCTCCATAAGGTTGAATACAAGTCTGAACTTCGGTCGATCCAAGGAACTACTCGCAGTAGAATAACAAACGAAATCCCAATGACCAAAACGCTCAACAAGAGTTTCCATGAGTTCATCTGCTGGTATATCAACGTCGTCCACATCGACTGCAGCCCACTTTCCCCACAATTCCACATTCTTATTACTCCGTGTCGTACCCTCTTCATATGACGCTGGACTGATCAACGGCGCGGTTGCCTTGGTGTCCGGTTTCTGTGATAACATAAACAACAAAGATACAAACTCATCCCACGTCTCGAACGACATGGTCTTGTGAGTTTTGTTGTCATAACGATTTTTAAATAAGGTTAAAGAGTACATAATCCAATTTGGTTGATGCGATACTTGCCTTTCCACATCTGTTCATAATCAAATACTTTAATTTCTTTGTAATTAGAAGACTCCAAGACCCCGTCACGAACTTGCGGTTGATCCCAGTTATCTACAAGGACAACCGGCACTCGCAGATCTTGGCACAGTTTTGCATCAAACTCGGCCTGTGTTCTTGAATGATCACCATCGATCAAAGCGTAGTCGAACTCACCATAATGTTCGGTTATTAAAGGATCTCTGAGAGATTGTGTTCGTCCTTGATAGTGTTTGAATCTATCACCATAGACCTCTTCCATCTTTGCAATCATGGTGAGTCGATCATCTGGATCAGGATTCTCTTTCTGCATTCGTTCATGAATAGGACCACAAGTTATCATCTTGGCCTGTGACATGATCTCAAGTTGGTAGGTGGTTGAGTGTCCCCAACAGAATCCTATCTCGAAAATACGTTTAGGTTTGTAGTTTTCCTGTACATGGTAAAATGCCTCCCAGACATCGTCTTGGGGTGGCATGTATCCCCAACCCGTTTCAGGCCATATCAGGTGATCTAAATTCATACAAAAAAGTCCTCAAGGTTTATCTCATCTTCCGCCTTCCACCCAACCGCATCAAGAATCGGAGTGAGTGGATCAAGGAATGTCTTATCAAACATCTTACCATAATCTATCTTGGAATGCAACCCCAGCTCCTTGGGTAGACCCATCGGGAACGAGACGATGTTCTCACGAATTACGTTAGGAACTTTCAGGTAGATGAACTTGACCTTCTCCCCATCCTGAATCAGTTCGTATCGATCTTGCAAGTCTGCCTTCTTGATGTGGTGATTGTACAGTAACGCACCCCGTACATGAATCGGGGTCGACTTCTTATATATGGTGTCACGGTCTGTCCACTTGGTAAGGTCAGAGATGCCACGAGGAAATGCTATTTGTTCGGGATCAAGTTGGTTAAACTCAGATCGAAACTGTGCGATGGCCTGTTGTGTGTCTGTCTCTGTGCCTTCTACAATTACTCGAAAGATTTCTTTAAACTTATCACGCACGATCTGTGGAGTTGAACTTTTGATTGCCTCGATACCCATCATCTTCAGTTTGGGTGTGGAATACTGAACGCCCTCGTTGTTGTGGACGTTGAGGATGTATCGTTTCTTCGCCATCCAGATTCCACGGTCAGCAATCGCCTCACGTTTCATCACCATACGGTTTTCGTATGCCTTGGTTTCCTGTGCGAGTTTGTCGTATGCCTTGTCAATTACCTTTTCGAAATGTTCTTCACAGATCTTGTCAAGAAACTTCACGGGATCTTTTGGACTGAACTTCTCGACCAAGGGCGCCATGTTGATGTACACCGAATCAGTATCGATAGCGATAACATAGTCATCATTTGTTTTGAGAAGATTATTCATCTCATCATTGACGGCCTTCTCTGCGGTCTTGATCGCACGTTGTCCGGACAGAGTCACACCCTCGGCGATACGGTGGTCAAAGTATCGGAACCACTTGTTCGCAAGTGCACCATAGAGGGAGTTCATCAGGATCTTGATACCCATCTGTTGGTTGTCAAGGTTTGCGATCAGGTTCTCCAGTTTGCGTGACGGATTCTTCTCATACTCTTGTTTCGCATCAAGCATTTGTTTCTTGATCGTACCACGATTCGCAGAAAACTTTTTAATAATTCGAGGCATGATACCCTCGAAGTCTGTGCGATACTTGGTACCGTTGGCCGTCTCTGCACCTTCGAGATCAAGAGTTTCGGGTGACATGTTGTACTGCACAATAATGTTGGGATACAGAGAGTTCAAGTCAAACGACACCACCCAATCGTGTGCACCCACCATAGGATCTTTTACGTAACCTCCCACAATCTTACCCGCATCATGATCGATGCCGGGCTTTGGGGGTATCACAATGTTGTCTTGCAACAATTCATTGTAGATAATCGTATCCCAGATCGCCGTGGTTCCCAGTGCATCAATCAGATTGGTCTTCGCACCATACGACAT